TAAATCCCCCTATTTTTAAATTTATTAATAAATAAATATGATACGCATTGAAAGATTTGAAGCCGTGGAAATTAGTGTACCAAGTGGTAGCACGTTAACACGTTTCTATTTCCCAGATTTACCCAACCTTCGCAACGCGAAGATCAGTGCTATTCAAGTATATACTGCTGGTACAATTACTGCTACTCCCTTAACTGGTAGTACTCCAGTAACAACAGCGGATCTTAAAAAATCATTTTTAACTTTATATCAAGGTGATCTACAATTAGTGTACAACGTACCTATGATTTCATTGAATAATATCGTTAATAGTGCAGCAGATCCATATACTTTTGAATTACCAGCTGTAAACGGTATTACTGTTTCGTGGGTTAAATCTTATGTAAACTTACCAAGTGCATTAGCAACAACTGGTGTTGCTTATTCTTTTGGTGTTTACTACAACTTTTAAAAAATTATACTATGGCAATTGAAAAAGCTATGGTAACTGGAACAAGTGGTATTATGGACTGGTTTGACAGAAATGCGACCAGTCCTTACTACTCCGTTTGGGTAAACCGTAAACAGTTACTTTTTTCGTGGAATGATGACGATATGGAAGCTGGTAGAAGCAAATTAGAAAATGATTTGTATGCTATTGAGCAAAATAACAATAATGACCTATTGATTATCAAACTGCACCCTAAGAAAGACAAAGCTGGATATATTACTGACAAAACTCCAATTTATGGTAGTTTAGTTTGTCGTGCTTCGGAATTAGAAAAGCCAATGTACGGTATGCAACCTATGGGGGCAATCGGTTATAATAGCAAAATGGAAAATGTACTTGAAAGAGTATTGGAAACTCAAAATGCTATTTTGACTAAGCTAAACGCAGAAGAACTTGAAGAAGAATTTGAAGAAGAAGATAAAGGGGTATTAGGAAATATTTTGCAAAGTCCACAAATGCAAACGCTTTTAATGGCTGGTATATCTAAATTTTTAGGTATTGCTGGTACTGATAATGAAGCTATGGCAGCTGGACTTGCTGGTATTGAGGACGGACAAGAAAATGAAGCAATTATAATTTTGAATAGTTTAATGAGTAAAGGGGTTACAATAGATCATTTGAGGAAATTAGATCAAATGGGTACTATGCAGCTTAAGTCTTTACTTGCTATGCTATAACTTTTTTAACCTTTAATAATGGCAACAGTAACAGCTGATAAGTTAGTAAATCACGATTTGTATGCAAAAGGAAATGTAGAAGCATTAGATTTTACATTTAAAAATGTTGCAAAGACTTTTACTGCTGGTCAAAGAATAGGAAATATATACAGCTGGATACAAGGCAGCAATGGTCAAATTTACTATATGGTATATTTGACAAAAGCTGACTATGATAACTTTAACCCAGTATATATATTACACGATCCTAATAAATTAGACGTACCAGATTTGCCAAATATATTGCAGCAAATTGCAGACGCAGCTAAGGCAGCAGCAATAGAAAAAAATGGTGTAGTAGGTTATTATTTGAATACATATTTACCATATATTGTTGGTGCAGTAGTTTTAGCGATTGCTTTGCCCTCAATAGTTAAATCAATGAAAAAATGAAAAAAGACATATTAATTAAAATAGGATTATTAGCTGGTGCTTTTTTACTATTTAGTAGCTTTAAAAAGAAAGGTACTACTGCTGGTATTGTATTAGTAGGTCAAGTAGATCCACCAACTGGATCAACTCAAGTATATAGTAAAGTAGGCACACGCTTATTTGACAAAAATGGTGGTACAGTATTAACTTATGATATTGCTGGATTGGGTATGACTGTAACTGGTGTTAATAATGGTGTTTATAGCGTAGTATATGGAGATACATTTTATAATGGACTACCAGCATACGTAAATGTTAATGACGTAATAACTGCATAATATGGAAAGGAAAAACGATAGTACGATACTTTTATTAGTGGCTGCTGGGTTAGGCATTTACTGGTTTATGAAAAACAAGTCTATGCCACCAGCAACAACAGCAGCAGTAGTACCTACAAGTATGCCAATGACAGCACCAATACTTTCAATGGATCAAACTGTTATTAGTACACAGCCAGTATATAATGCACCAATAATTGAAGCACCAATAATGAAAAATATGGTAAGTACGCAGCCAGTTTACGAACAGCCAGTACAAAGTGCTGTAAGTATTGAATATACTCCAGTTATGGATATGATTAGTACAATTACAACTGGTGGTGGGTTACAAAATAATGCAAATGAAAATATAGTACCAATTGATAATATAAATTTAAGTCCTAAGTCTGCTTTGTCGGATCAATACTTATAAAATAAACAATATGAAAAAAGATAATAGTACTTTAATACTTTTAGTTTTAGCTGGTTTAGGTATTTACTGGTATTGGAAAAATAAAAAAACTCCAGTAGCAGTAGCACCAACAAGTACAACTGCAACTGATACAAGTATGGTACAAACAGCAGTACCAGAAGCAGACTACAAAGTAAAATTTGTAATTAATGGTATGAAAAAATTCGGTAACGTTCCAAATACAATATAATATGAGCAATATTAATGTCGCTTTATTCAATTATGAAATTGACTTTTACACAGTAGATAATAGCCAATATGTAGGCGGAGACAATGCTGTTGGTTATACATTTATTAATTATGGCACAAGCGTAGTTAAGATAGAAACAATTACATTGCAGCCAAATCAACAATTTGAAGTGCCTGGCAATGTAGGCGAAAACACAAAACAAAGATTTTTTATAAACTTTGGATCAAGTACTACTGGAAATAACCTTGTAGTAATTAAGAAACGATACTTAAATATATAATATGCGTTTAGGAGTAGATTTTAGTATATTAAATCAAAAAGGCACTCCAGCCTTTTACAGCGATGTATTCGCTAATCGTCCAGCAGCTGGTTTTGCTGGTCGTGTATTCATATCTACTGATACTGGTGCTATATATGAAGATACTGGTAGTGCGTGGACGCTAATTGCTGACGCTGGTGCTGGTACTACTGGTACTTTGCAACAAGTTACAACAAACGGAAATACTACTTCACAAGGTATTAATATAACTGCTGGTGGATTAACAAGTAATTTAATTACTTTAACTGACCAACCTTTATCAAGTCAATCTTATTATATTGGTCAAATAATGGCTAATAATGATAGTTGGAAAATATACGGTTATGCAACTACTGATGATCAAGGTGAAATGGTTTTTGAAGTTGGTGATATTGGTAGTCCATTTCAACCTATTGGACAAAGATTTAGATTTAATTATTCAGCAGCAGCTGGTGGTACTGCAAAAGACGTTTTAATTGTAGATTATAATCAAAGTACATTTAATACTGCATTAACTGCTGATAGTTTTACAAGTTCAGCTTTAACTGCTGGTAGTATATTATTTGCTGGTACTGGTGGTATAATCAGTCAAAAAAATAGTAATTTATTTTGGGATAATACTAATAATAGATTAGGAATAGGTATAAATAGTCCAGGAGCACCATTAGATATACACTCAACTGGTACAAATGCTCAATTTAATGGTACTGGTACAAATAATGCTTATTTACAATTTCAAAATGCTGGTACAAGTAAATGGAGAATAGGAAATACCTATAATGCTGGTGCAAATAGTTTTGATTTATATAATAATGGTACTGCAAGTACAGCTTTAAGTTTTAATAGTACAACTAATAATGCAACTTTTAATGGTGGTTTACGTACTACTGGTACAGCTGATCAACAATTATGGGTATATGGTAGTAGTCCTTCAATAAGATTATATGATAATGCTACAAGTCCAACAATAAATGGATTTGTTGGTATGTCAACTGCTGCAAATAATTTTATTTTAGGCAGTGCAAGTGGCGATATGTGTATTGGTACAAGTACTTCTGGTAAAATATATTTAGGATCTGGAAGTACTACGGTAAGTCCGACAATGACTATTGTTAATTCTGGAAATATTGGAATTGGTACAACTACTCCTAATACTATTACAAACTACAAAGGAGAAACAATAAACGGAACAAATGGAGCATTCACATATTGGAATATTAATGGAACAGATACGGGTAGAATTATTACTGATAGTGCAAGTATGTATTTTGATAATTTAAATACAGGTTCATTAGTATTTAGAACAACGGTAAGTTCTACGGAAAGAATGAGAATAACTAACGCTGGAAACACGTATATAGGTTTATCAAGTTCTGGTACAAATAAGTTTGCAGTATCTGCTGGTGGTACTACTTCGGATTTATATGTAACAAGTTCTGGTGGTGTAGGTGCATATACATTAGGTACTGGTTTAGTTTATTCTAATGGTGGTATTTTAACAAGTACAAATCCTTCGGATAATAGATTGAAAGAAAATATTGTTGATCTTAATTATGGTTTACAAGATATTTTGAAATTACGTCCAGTATCTTATAATTGGATAAAAG